ATGCGAAGCGCCAATGAGCACTTACGTTTTGCGCCCCTACCAAAACGAGAGTGTCGAAGCCGGCGTTGCGTTCATGGAAAAGCCGGGCGCCGAGAATGGCATTATCGTCTTGCCATGCGGGGCCGGTAAATCCCTCGTGATTGCCGCCATCGCCAAACGGTTAGGCGGGCGCTGTCTGGTATTTGCGCCATCGCAAGAGTTGTTGGCTCAGGATAAATCTAAGATGGAAGCGTTCGGAGTGAGCCCGGCGATCTACTCTGCCTCCTTCAACAGCCGGGAGGTCGGCGACATTACGCTGGCAACCATCGGATCGGTGAAAAACCGGTCGCACCTGTTTGAAGCCTTTCAGCACGTCATGGTCGATGAGTGCCACCTTGTAAACTCGCGCGGTGGAATGTATGCGGACTTTTTCGGGGCGCTGGAGGGTCGCAAGGTCCTTGGGTTTACTGGAACGCCTTACAGATTGTCACATGATGCCTTCGGAGGCGCGATTTTGAAGTTTCTCACGCGGACCCGCCCGCGCATTTTCAGCAAAGTCGTTCACGTCGTTCAGAACGGAGACCTGTTCGACCAGGGGTTCCTGTGCAAGCTGGATTACAAAATTGTCAAAACTGGTTTTGATCCGGCGCGACTGCGGCTCAATTCGACCGGTGCGGATTACACGGACGAATCGGTGCAGCGGCATTTTGCCGAACTGAACTTCGATGATCAAATTGTCCGCTGCATCCATCGACTGCACGAACTTGGCCGGCGCGGTACGATCGTCTTCTGCCGGTTCGTCGAAGGGGCGACTTACGTAGCTGAGAGGATTCCAGGTGCGGAGGTCGTTTCGGCGAAGACGCCGCAGAGGGAGCGCGAGCGAATCATTGAGGGGTTCAGAGCCGGAGAAATCCCGGTCGTGGCAAATTCGGGGGTACTTATCCACGGATTTGACCATCCCCCCCTGAGTAATTGCATCCTGGCAAGCCCGACGTGTTCGCTGGCTCGTTTTTACCAAATGGTGGGCCGATGCGTGCGCCCGCATCCGTCGAAGGAATCGGCCTTCGTGGTCGATATGGTGGGACTGACGAATCGTTTCGGACGGATCGAGGATCTGAGGATTATCCGCGGAAGCAACGAAAAATGGTTCGTTAGCGGGACCGGGAACCGACAGCTTACGAATATATATTTTGGCGAGGTCTCCCCCGAGCGAAAGAAATGGGCGCAAAGGCGGTGGTCCGGGGGGAGGAAGTGGAGAAGATGAACATGAGCGAATGGAGTGACATCAGACTGGAGCACGAAAAGACGAAAGACGGAGGCCAAGGCGCGTCGACGGAGGGACCGTACAAGCGGTTTGTCACGGGTGAATGGAACGGTCTGGCGGTCGAGTTCGAAAAGCTGAGCGAAGAGTTCGTCAGGAAACACGATCTGGCGGTGGCGGAACTGACCGAGAAACAGTTGGCGGCCACGTTCAGGCAAGCGCTCGAATGCGGGGAGTTCACCCGACTGGTCAGAGTGACCGACGGCGGCCAAAGCGTCATTTACATCCCGTTTGATCGGGAGCAGGCGCTGGAGGCGCGCGTGGCCGAACTGAAGCAGCAGGTGGAGGCGCTCACCCGTGCCACCGATCCACCGCGGACAATCGCAATCGACGAGGGGACGAAAATATGAGCGAGAGAATCCATTCAAGCGCCGACCGCGCCAGGCTGATCGAACAGTTAATCGATGAGCATGCCCGCACGTGGGACGGCCCAACGAAATCGTTGCTGGCGACCGCGTTCTCGGAAGCCCTTCGGTGCGGGGATTTCATTCGTCAGGTAAACTTCCCGTCCGGGAGCATCAAGATCGTTTACAAACCCTACGCCAGAGAGTGCGAACTGCTGGCGCGCTTGGACGAAGTGACGAGGCTGATTGCGGCGTTGTGCAAAACGACGACTGAGGACGCCGAATCGGAGGCGGGGGCGAAACTGGAGGAATGGTGGAAGCAAAATTACCGACCGCCATGAACCGCCGATCATTTCTCACCGAGGCCCTGAAAGCCGCCACCGTGTTTACGATTTTGCCGGGGGCCGCTAGGGTCGCAACTCGTCCGGCCACCCTTCTTCCAAATCGTTCGCGCGCGCCCAACAATCCTTGCTCGGGATCTGAGCGGCCACCGGCAGGTAACACCAGCAACCCAACGGAACCAGGCGCCCGGTGCGCGGGTCTTCCATGGTCTCGGGGATATGCCCGCAGGATTTGCGCTTTGGATCGTAAAGGGCGCACTTGGCGCAAGCGGCCAGTCGTTGCTCGCCCAGTGCGCCGTCCCGCCGACCGAAACAAAACCGAAGCATCATCAGACCCGCCCGGAAGATTCTCGGGAAGGACTCGATGGGTTCGAGATTGAACAGCATGACCGCGGCGGCAAGGAACATCGTTTTCATCCGACTTGCAGGATGCGCGCGACCGACGAGACGGTGGGCGCGTTACGCCGTTCGAGATCCTGGGGCGCTTCGTTCTCGAGCGCGTAACTCAGCGAGTCGAAGGCATGTTTCCATTGCGAACCGCGCCGGATCAGTTCGGCGCGGTTGGGGCCGGGCATGAGATAGCGGAACATCTGGATGTGTTCCTTGCACTTGGCGCTGACCCGGATCCGATTCTCGAAGAGGAGTTTCTTGACCAGATCGATCCGTTTGCGAACCGACCCGCTCATCTTGGTGACCGGGCTCAGGGTGATCCGGCCCTCGGTGTGCAAACGGATCAACTGATAATCGTAGGAATCTGAGTTGGACCGGTATTTGGTTGCGCTGGAGTCCGACCAATGGCGCCATCGAATCGTGGCGTGCCCGTAAAGTTCCTTGAGCAGGTTCTCCCAGAAATCCATTCGCTCGACGACCAGGTCCGTCAGGTCCGGAAGGCTCATCTGCCGATCCCTGACGACCACCTCGTCAATCACGTCGAACTCGGTCCTGTCCTTGCCCTCGCGCGGGCATAGGAACGTGACGGCGTGATTCACGTCGCCGGTGTCCCAGCCGGTGACCAGGGTCGTGGATTGTTTGCCCGGGATGATGATTTCCCAATCGTCCTCGCGCGGGGTCATGATGTTGCCCAGAACATGGACGTTCTCGTTCCAGACGTTCTCAAAGATCCCGCCGTTGACATCCCGTTCCCAAAGGCCAAGGACATAGCGGGCGAACTTGACCTTGTCATGGCGATACTTGGATTTGAGCGCGTGAACGTGCCGCGGGTCCAGGAAGGGGTTGTCTTCGAGCTTGAACCGGTAGTATTCGAAGAGATTGGCAAACTCCAGGTCGAAGGCTTCGCCGTCCGCCCCGACGTGCTGGAAGAAAAACCGGTAGATCCAATGCTCATCCCCAATCTCAGGCGGGTTGCAATCAAGGATCATCTGATGTTGCTCGAAAGGCTTGCCGATGATCCGAAGCTGATCGTCCAGGAGCGTGAACACGTCGGGATGCTCGAACAAGTCGGCTTCGGGCAGGTAGAACATCGAGTAACGGGTGCCCTTGAACTTGGCTTCCACGTCCGAGTCATTGGCCAGGGAATGGATCTGGCATTCGGACTCGCCCCCGTGGACGTTGCGAACCCGAAAGTAAGTCATCTTCGAATCGCCGGTCAGTCTGGGCTCGACCGTGTATTGGAAGCCCAAGGGCGACTCGAGCCACTGGCGCATGCCCGTCTTGTGCAGGATCAAGTCCTGCCAGACCCCTGAGCTTTTGATGGTCCGAATGGATTTGCCGACAATCGCCACCATGGCCCCGTCGGTTTCCCACAGGTGCCGGCAGATTTTGGAGACGACATTGGTAGTTTTGGAGGAAAGCCGGGGGCCGGTCAGAAGCAGGAACCGATGATAATCATTGAGGACCAGATAACCCTTTGGCACCAGGTCGGGCGCCCAATTGCCGTTCTTATCGATCATCGCAAAGCTTGCTTTCGACCACAAACCGTGGGAAACGTCAGTTTAGACGGTCCAAAATAAACCAGGAAAGCCAGCCCAATGCAAATCGTGATCGAAGCCGCCGACGTTTGGGAAGACATCAAAGACTGCAAGCCGGGGGACAAGAAAGTGGTCCATTTCACGGTCGATTCCAAGAAAGGGGAAGAGATTCGCGGGACCGCTACCGAAGCCTACTACGAGGACGACGAGGACGAGGACCAATACGACGAGGACGAGGACCGCAGGCCGGCCAAGAAGGAAATGCCCAAGGCCATCAGAATGATGAAGTGATGGCCCATGCCCGACCTCAAAGCCATTCACAAAGCGGGGGGAACCAAGGAAAAGCTGCGCGCCAAGTTCGACGGGGAAGCTCCCAAGCCGGGGTCCAAACTCGAAGAGTTCATTCTCACCTGCGCCAGTAGGATCAACGACGGTCTGAATTACAACTTTCGAGACGCGAAAATCTGGTGGGCAATCGATCAAGCCTACGATGTCAACCAGCGCCAGACTTCCTACACGCTGATGCAGGGGCTGGTCAACCGGCGCATCAACGACAACCGCGAGCTGGTTGCCCTGGCCAAGAACATGGGGATCGACAACATGCTCACCCCGATGACCAATTGCGGGAAGGTCGTTTGCGACGCCGCCGGCAACAAGGTCATGAAGTTCGACATCCCGACCTTTTTCCAAATCTACGTCCCACTGGTCCAGGCGTATCACAAGACGAGAACCGCCAAACTCTTCGTCGACCGCGACACTTACCCGCTCTATCCGTATGACCCGATTCGGTTGACCATGCGCGACCGACTGAAGGCTGACATCATCACCGGACGGGTGCAGCGCATGGCGTCGGACATGGGAGATCGCGCTTACGAACGGCAATCGATCCATCAAGCGACCCTGTACGGGTCCTGCCTGAATTTTCCCCTGGAAGACTGGTACACCGAACGGCAGGAGTACGACGGGAAAAAGAAGATCGTCAAGGAAGGCTTGCGCTACGCGCTGCCGCATCCCAGCCGCACCTTCTACGACCTGAGCCACCCACTTTCGACCATCAACAGCGACACGGGCGTTCAATGGGCGGGTTACTGGGACATCATCCGGTTTGGCGAACTGTACTCCAGCGATTACTACTGGAACAAGGACTCCGTCGGGGTCAAATACGGGAAGTATAACTGGCTCAAGAGTGATGGCTGGCGGCTTTACCAGGAACTGTTTCCCTGCCGGTTCCCGTTCCCGGAGATGGGCCTTGGCCGGGACGGCGCCGGCGAACAAGACCGATTGGACCGGGCCTTTTACAACGTGAGCGAAGACAGGGATCGGGCGGTTGTGTTGGTGCCGCTGTTCGCCAAGATAGTGCCCAAGGATTGGGACCTTTACGATTACGACGAACCGGTCTGGCATCGGATGGTGTTTGCCGCCGAAGACACGCTGATCTGGTGCGGACCCTTGGCCTACAACCCCTGCATCGCTTACCTCTACGATTACGATCAATCCCGAGCGTTCAATTCGTCCCTGGGTTTGGAACTGATGCCCTGGCAGGATCTGATGGGCAATTACCTGACCCAGTTACTGCTCTCGGTGAAGCAGAACTTGGCCAGCGCGGTATTCTGGAACAAAGACTTGCTCGACCAGAAGTATGTCGAACTGATCGAGAACCTGGGCGAGAAACTTTATCAGAAAACCAACTTCATCCCCTTCTCGAAGCAGGAATGGTCCTGGCAGAAGCAAACCGAGCGGGACGTGTTTCATCGGGTCGATTTTCCACGCCATAACACGCAGGAAATCCTGATGGCGATCAACACCATGCTGAACGTCATGGAACGGATGCTTGGTTACACGCCCGAGGAAGTGGGTGCGGCGGGGTCGGGCGAAGAATCGGCCACCAAAACGGCCATCCGGGATAAAAGCCGCGATGTCCGGCTGGGTTACACGGGCTCGTTCATCGACGAAGCGCGCCACGCCAAGAAGGTTCAGAAATACGAAGCGTTCATGGCTTACAGCGACGACGAGGTGTTCGCCGAAGTGGGCGACATGAACGAAGCCAAGGAACAGGAACTGATCGAGATGGGTTTTGAGATCGAGCAGTACGACGGCGCGAAACAGACCCGGGCCGGCGTGAAGGGCAGCAAGAAAGCGCTGGTCCTGGACGCGTTCGCCACCGACCGGGACGCAACCAACCGGTTGCCCGACCAGCGGATTGCCCAGATGATGATTCAGACCTTCCAGTCAATCTTTTCCAATGGCGCGATTGTCGAGCAGGTGGGTTTGAGCGAGCTGATCGATCTGTTCAACCAGATGCTTTATTACGCCGGGCTGCCGAAAGATTTCCGGTTGCGCGTGACTGGCGGGCAACCGCAGCAGGGCGGCCCGCAAGAGCAACTGGCGGCCATCCAGGAACAGTTGGCGGCGGCCTTGCAGCAGGTGCCGCAAATCGCCCAAGAGATCGTGAACAAGGAATTGACCGGCATGGGCGAAGCCATCAAGCAGGAAGTTGTGGCGCCCATCCAGCAGCAGCAGGCGCAAATGGGCGAGGCCATCGGCGCTTTGCTCAAGCAAGCACAAGAAGGCCAGCAACGCGACGGGATACAAGACGAGGCGATTGCCAGGCTCTTGCAGGTGTTCCAGGGGGCGGGACAATGAATTTGAACATCGAAGAAGCGTTCAAGGACCGGGTCATCCGGCTGAAAGAAGATATAACCATCCAGGGCGATGTCGATTTCGGGGGGCGGATCATCATCCAGGAACATCCGCCGAGCGAAGCGTTCATCACGACGCACGTGCCCACCCGGATCGCCAACGCAACCATCGTTTGCGGCACCCGCTTTTCGGAGATGCAGCCTGGCGTCAAAGCGAGGGCAATTCTCGCTCGGGATCGCTTGGTCTTGGAAAACGTCCGGTTCGAGAACCTTTACGGTTGGGGCGTCGAGTTGGCCGGGGTTCACTCAGGATCGCGTTTCCGAGACTGTCACTTGCAATACGAGAATGCAGGCCAGGCCGCCGGTCTCGGCTACTGCGGGATCTTTTGCGGGGGATATAATGCGGAAGACATCATCGTCGAAAATTGCCGATTCGACGGCGCGCATGCTGCGGACAACTTCGTTTGGCTCTCCAAAGGCGGGAACTTCCAAGTCATCGGCTGCCGGATCGAGAACTTTGTTCTGGAGGGGATTTGCCTGACAGCAGGTCCGGCTACGGTTGAGCGGAATTGGTTTCGGGCCGTGAAACCACGAGCGGCTGCGTGTGCGGCATTGCTGTGGGTGGACGTGCCGAACCGGAATCGTGGTACTGCTCACTATTCGCTGGAACCGCGCTTTCGGTTCATCAATAACGAAGTGTCGGGAGTCCCTTGCATGGTGAATGCCGGGCGCCCCGATGATCGGCTGATACCAATGGAGATGGAAGTCACCATCGAAGGGAACGGCTTTACGGTAGATAAAGACGCGATCTTTCTGGCGAATTGTAAGCGCGCGGACATCACCGGCAATTATGGGTCCGCTGAAACGTTCGTTCGAACAGTCGCGGGGGCGTTTCCTTGAAGTGTCGCAGGAAATCACCGGGTTAATGCGAGTCGAAGGCAACAACGCCGATACGGATTCTGATGACGGGATCCACCTTCGACTTGTCAAGCCGCGGGGCGGTTATTCGGTTCAGTTGCACGGGAATCGCGGGTTTCGAAATGGGAACCTTGCGCCGTTCAAGGTGGTTGAAATTCAGTATCGGGAATCAAAAGGCGAACTGGCCTACTCGGAGGGCAGCAAAGAGGGCGTCGAACACAGTGTCGTTGACTACGGTTAAATCCGCATGATCTCAATCACCCACGAACCGCT